AATCTGTGCAGAGTACGTGGATGCTGGTGCTTCCGGCAAGACGGTAGACGGTAGGTCAGAATTCAAGCGATTGTTGGCGGATGCGGAGTTGGGCAAGTTCAATCGCGTGGTGGTTGCCAAGCTTGACCGCCTTGCCCGGAACACCCGTGATTTTCTCGAAACGGTCGACACGCTTGACCGTCTCAATTGCGAACTGGTCATTATCGAGGAAAATTTTGACACGTCCACTCCGCAGGGCAAGGCCATGCTGCAGATGATTGCTGTCTTTGCGGAGATGGAGGTTGGCGTCATACGCGAGCGCACCATGGCAGGCCGGCGCCAGAAAGCCAGCGTGGGCGGCTACAACGGCTCACAAGTGCCTTTTGGGTACGATTACGATGGAGGATCCTTCGTGCTGAATAACTCTGCTCCTATCGTCTCTGAACTGTTTGATCGGTGGAACGAAGGGCGTGGGGCAACGCTGACCAGCCTTGCCCGTGACCTAAACGAGCGCGGCGTGCCCACGGTGCGCGGCGGCAAGTGGTACCCTGCTACCGTCAAGTACATCCTTCGCAATGGTTTTTACGCTGGGCTTTGCCAGTACGATGGCAATGAGGTAGAAGGTGAACACCCGGCAATTGTCGACCGTGCAGCGTACGAACAATCATGCCGGCGTCTTGAGCGCATACGACCAGGAAAACAGTAAGCTAGCCCAGATTGCCCAGAATCAGCAAGGCGGCTAACACTGCCGCCAACATAACGAGCGCACCCACACCCGCGGCCGCCAACAGCATCCAAGCTGTAGCGGCCGTTGTCTTTTGGCTCTGGTCTGCTGCTGCTATCTGCCATCCTGGCGGCACCAGGGGCGCCGTAAGGGCCGTTTGGGGCTGGTCTGGCATGTTCACCCTGTTTTGCGGCTCTGGTGTCTCTACGGTCGTTTCTGCTACAGGGTTGCGCGATAGGTGTAGGTGTATCTCCCCGTGCTTCAGTCCTTCTCCCCGTAGCTGTGCAACCCTCTCGAGAACATCTATATCACCCTGAGTGAACCTTCGTTGCACTCCGGCGCGCGGTGGTGCGGCATAGTCTGACAGATAGTCTGCGTAGGTGTCACACCATTTGCGCAGACCCGCGGTACTAATATCAAACTGCTTTGATACCACGGTCATAGAGTACAAGTGGGGCGGTTCTGGAGTGGGGCTGCTCATGCTCTGCATCCTGTCAGGGTAAAGTGTAACGGTTGATAGCTGGTGCAATCGCGCAGTTTGGGTGACTGTTTTGACGGTTGACGGTGCCGGAAAACGGTGCTATCATTTGGGCAAGTGGACGCCATGCCGAAAACATGACGCCCACTCTAACCACCGTACATTGTGTGGCAATGTAGGCGGCTACAGGCAGAATACCACAAACCTGTATACCCATCCACATTGCCTCCAGATTCCTGGAGGTTTTTTCATGCCAAAACAACTGAATATCGTGCTTGCTTTGATCGTCGCGCTGGCCATATGGCTCTCCATCGGCCAGCAGTCGCGCGCTGTTGCGCCGACAACCACGGCGCCGGCGCCATCCTCCGCTTGGTCACAGATGAGTGTACTCGAGCGTGCAGTGGCTGGACTTGCGGCCAGTTGGGAGTCGACCAAATGAAACCCTGTACACTCTGGGCGCTTGGGGACGACTACCACGATTGGTTAGCAGCCGTTGACAAGCGGTTCATGGGCATCACGCTGGTGAGTATTCACGAACTAACCCACATCGACCACGATTGGCACACCCACTTCGATGCAGGCCAGACACCGGAAGACGCCATAAGGGACGCGCTAGCCATTTGGGTGCAGCGCGGCGATATCACACAGGTGGTTGCAGATGTTATTTTGGGGGGTTTGCAATGAGTGACGCTATGTTTCGGGATTGGCTGGTGGCAGTCGATAAGCGGTTCATCGGTCTGGCCGGCTTATCGATTCTGGATCTGGCTGACTACTTGTGGCGCGACGCCTACGAAAATGGCTTGTCACCTGACGCGGCCATTTTGGATGCTCTTGACTATTGGGAAGATTCTTGGGACGTGCCTGCGGAAATTGCAGACATCATCCGGGAGGGTTTGCAATGAACACCATCTACACCGTGTTCCTGGTCGTGGTGTTGATTGTCGGCGTTGCTGCCACCATCGGCGGTACTGCCGACAACGTGAAGGATATGCGCCGTTCTGGCTCCAGTTGGGGCGCCATCTTCGCAACGCTGCTGGTTGCCGTCCTTGTGGCCATGCTGCTGGCCGGCAAAATGTGGGCGGTGGCGCCATGATAACACGAATCATTTTCGAGGATGACAGATTTCAGGATGACGGGCTTTACGTGTACATCGAATGGAATCAGGGCGCATCCTTCAACATTTGGGTAAATGGCGAAAATGTCGACGTGTTTACCGCTTACGGCGACAACACAAGCGGCGCATACTGCACCCTGGCGCAAGCTGAGCAGTATGCAAGAGAACACTTCGATGATATGTGGGCAGAACTGACGGAGGATGACGAATGACAACCGTATTCATCGGTCTGGCGCTGCTGCTGGCCGGCCAAATGTGGGCGGTGACGCCGTGACTAAATCGGTACTACTGGCGGCGGTGCTGCTCTGCGTTGCCGCTATCATCGACCGTACGCTCTTGGCCATCGGTCGACCGGCACCCGGCATACTAACCGTTGCTGTCGGGCTGGGCGTGATTGGGTTGCTGTTTTCTCTGGCAATGGCGGTGACGCCATGAAGGAAGTCTTGTTGGTACTCGCTTTGGGACTGGCCGCGCTGGGGGCAATGTCTGCCGGCGTGGATGGCGCCAACGTCCATAATCAGCCGGCAGGCACTAGCATTTTCGTTGGCGCGGGTGTGGTCGCGCTGGTCGTGTGGCTGATGGTTGGCATAGGGCACGATACCAGGGCAATAAACACCGAGGGCAAGGCGCCGGGTGTGCCTCTGGTTCTGGTGCTGGGTATCGTGGTGCTGCTGGGCGCCATGGTCTTAGTGTTGGGCGGTGCGTCATGACAATCACGCAAATGCTTTTGGTTAGCGCCGTGCCGGCGGTTCTGCTGGTGGTGCTGCTGGCGCCGTTCGTGCGCTATGGGCGGAGTAGGAGTCAAGAATTGCCGGTCGTGCCGGTGTGCGGCCCTAGCCGCCAAATGGAGTTGACAGGCTACCGGCCGGCGACAGACCGCGAATGGCAGCAGATAGACGCCATCCGGCACGACCTACGGCAAGAGCGTGCAGAGATAGCGCGAGCATGGTCAAAGATAGCCGAAGCGCGGCAAGACATCACCCGGCGCGAACTTGAACTAGACCGGCTCGAAGCTGTGCAGCCGGTGCCGGCAGAATGGCCAGTTAGCAGCCGGTTTGACTATCTGGAGGTTCGCCGTGACTGAACATCTACAGGTGGCAATTGAACTGTTTGAGCGTGCCAAGCGGCTGGTAGACACTCGGCCGGCGTGGACACCGGATGCAGACCAACAGTTCAAGTTGACGGTTACGCTGGCGCGGTTGGCACTAGACATTGGCAAGGCGGAGGAAACTGGGCAATGGCAGAATACAGAACACACGAACAAGTAGCCACCTTCGTGGAACCACACCCGGCGCCGGCGCCAGTTGTTGAGGTTGAGGCGCACGAAATAACACCCGCCGACATTGGTGCAGTTTGGGCGCCTACCGAGTCACGGTTGACGGCCGATAGCATCAGCGCGAAGGATCGGGCGGTAGCACTCAATATGCGGCTTTTACCACTTGCCGCGCTGGCCATGGGTGTGGCCATGCTGGGGGTGCTGCTCTTTGTTGCCGCTGTCACGGTGTTGGGGCTGCCGGCGATTGTTGGGCCTATGTTTGATCGGGTGCTGGTGTTCTTGCTGGCCATGGTCGTGGTGTTCTGGTTGGGCTGGCGCGCAGAGTCTGACAAAGAGTGGATGCACAGCCATGCCGGCGTTGAAAGACACCGTATCAGCACGGCCGCGGAAGTGTACCGCACCAAACTACAACTTGACGCGGACATTGCCCAGAAACGTCTAGAAACGTCTCTAAAGCTGATTGGAGTAGATGACTATGATACAGACTGAAACGGCCAGCACGGCCGTTCTGAACGGTGCAGAACGCAAACTACGGACACTCGCATTGGAGGTGGCGCAATTGAGAAAAGAGGCGCGGTATTTACGTTCCAAGTTGCCGCCATCGCGGCGTCGGCGCATCCTTCGGCGTGCCTATGAGGATGCGCGGCGCATCCTCCATTTTCGCCATGCCGGTGTGCCAACTAGCCGCGCCGTCATGCTCGAGGATGGACTGACCGAACGAAGGTGGCATTGGGCTATGGGTCTGCTGCGCTATGCCCGGCTGGGCAATGTGCAGCCGCGGACGTTGCAAGAGTTACAGACGGCTCTTGACCGTTTGGAGAGTCGATACAAACTACTGGCTGAACGCGAGGATGATCGCCTACTCGAGTTGCGGGCGCATATGCCACGTTCCTACAGTTGGCCGATTCAGTAAAGGGAGAAGGGTGAATCAATGACTACAAAGACACGTTACACGGTTCTGGAATATCGACCATGCCCGCAGTGTAAAGGTGATGGTCACATACAAACGGCTGCATGGCTCGCTTGGGCGGCGGATAATGCCGAACTGTTGACCCAGATTGAGCGCGGGGAAGTTGACCCACTTGACACGGTCTCTTTGTGGCAAGACGAGCCAGACCAGGTAGAAGTATGCCCGCTATGCAAGGGAGACGGCGAGTTGTGTATGGAAACGTCATTGCGCGACGCGCTGAAGGATTCCGGCATTTGGGCGGAAATCTGCCGGGATGTACTGGGAAGTATCTCAGAGGATGTTCTGATCTGATCGGTAACAGTTAGCGGTATCAGTCGGCAGTGACAGGGCGGTGATAAACCGTCACGGCTACTCAGGGAGAGCATGATCGGTGGGGGGCTATCTAGTGGGTGACGAGCTGAGGAAAGCACTAGATGTGGGGGCAATCCGAATAAACTTGTTGCCACTCCAGAACAATCGTGCTACACTTTGGTTATTGAAAAGAGAAGCACCCAGCAGTTTGCCGCTACTGGGTGCTGGGGTGACAGATGACGAACCGGGCATGGCGAGTCGTTTGTCACTTAACACAAATTTTACACTGTGTATAATCGATTATAGCTGGCTACAACGTTTTCGTCAAGAGAATATCAAGAGCTGGTTACAATCGATTATAAATAGCAGCGACCATACGGCCCACTCGCGACTTTGCCCGGTTATAGCGAGTGGGCCGTGCTGCATCCAAAGATAGGTAACCGGGCATGGCCTCAAGCAAGAACAACCACACCAGACCACCAAACGGCGCCACGACAGACCACGGCGCCATCAATAGCCACGATAGCAGCAGCAATAGTGATTACGTTGTCAAGGGTCAGTTTGCGGCAGTATCGCAAACTGCTGCGAAGCGGGTGCCCTTGACAACACCCAACAAAGCAAGCTGTACATGCCCGGCAGTTTCCCAAACTGCCGGCCTGCCTAGCGGCGAGCGTTCTTTATCTGGCGTCAGTGACACCACGGCGCCCAGCCCCACGGCCGGCGCCATCGGCCGGAAAAGTTGTGCCGCCGACAACCGCGCGCATGGTTTATCTACGTTACATACTGAGATTTCGGATAGTCTACCAGACTGGTGTACCTCTGGTGGAAGTAGTGAAGCGACAACATCACGTCTCACTCTTTGGCCTGGCGCCACGTTGGCGAAGGTGGCGGTAAGCGAGTCTATCACGCGGCCCGGTGCTGTGTTGGAGGATGACACCGAACGGACTGAGTACGAACGACAGGGACGTGCGGCCGGCGCCAAGATAGCCGGCTTTAGTGTTGGTAGCCGGCGCCGTGTTATGCGCAAGCTGGCCATGATACGTATAGCGCATTTGCGCGACAATCCTGGCTTATTCACCACGTTGACGTACCCCGACAGCTTTGAGACTTCTCTGGAGGATGGCGCCACTTGGAAGTACCACATCAACAAGCTGTCCAAACGTCTGGCGCGTGCTTTCCCCGACATGTGTTTTCTCTGGAGATTGGAGTTGATAGACAGGAAAAGTGGTGCTTTCGTTGGCGAGTTGCGGCCGCACTTTCACTTGCTGATGTTCAATTTGCGCAAGGACGGCTTTCGCACCCGGAAGCGGTTAAATAAGTTCCGGCGGTGGTTGGCGGTAGCGTGGTGGGAAGTGGTTGGTACTGGTGACGAAAAGCATTTGCGCGCTGGAACGTCTGTCGAAGTGGTTCGCAGTTGGAAGCAAGTGGTGTCCTACACTGCCAAATACGTGGCCAAAGTGGACGACCGCGACTACACCGAAACGCCATTGGAAGTTGGCCGGTGGTGGGGCATCGTAAACGGCGCCGTGTTCTATGCAACAGTCTGCGTGGGCGAGGATGAAGCTATCTATCTGGCTCTTCCGCGCTGGCAGGCTATCAAGTTGCTGAACTATTTTCGCTATGTGGCCGGCGTTCCTCCGGATGCTGGTTGGCGGTTACCGTCCTTGAGTTGCTTCATCGGTGCGGATTGGTTGCGTGACAACGTGCAGCGTCTGTTAGACGCGCCGGCCGACAGTCCCATGGCGGCCGATTTCGTTCTGGAGTACATGCAATGAGTACAGCGACGATTGCCACCAAACAAGTGACGGCCGGTGAGTTGCTAGACATCTTGGCTGATCACGGCGTAAGGCTGACCATAGGCGAGGATATGACGTTGCGGCAATGGGTGCCGGCATCGACGCCAGCAGACGTTGTAGCGGCTCTGGAGACGCATAGAGAGGCTTTGCGCTGTGCCTTGATAGAACGCCATCTGCAACGCTGGCTGGGCCGTCCTGTCACGAAGGATCAAAAGCTGGCCATACAGCTTTGTGCGGATGAGCTGGGCTTTCCTATCGACTGGTTGCGCGTTGAATTGTTAAAGGATGAGTAGAATTTTTGTGCTATAATGAGGGCACTATATTTTTCATAGCAAAGGGGCAAACGCAGATGGCAAAAGTAGAAAATGCGCTTGAGTACGGCAACCGTGAAGGGCACCGGCTAGCCCGCAACAGGCAGGCGGCGGTAGACGCCATCGCGGCAGATGGTGACCTGTCACCAGAAGGGCGCCGGCGCAAACTGGCGGAGGTTGAGACAAAGTACCAGCAAGACATTTTCGCGCTACAGTCTGACGTGGCTGACCTGGTGCAGCAAGACATTGAACGGCTGCAAAAGTCTATCGCGTTGAAGCGCAAGGGTGCGGCAGACCGGCGCCGCATGGTGCTTGGCGACGACCTCTATGCCGACCAGCTACGGCGCCAGGTTGAACGCAGCGACTACGCCGGAATTGCCTCCATGCTGGCCGGCGCGGTTGACCATTGGGAAAAGCACGTCATTGCTGGCTATGCGCTGTCAACGGTGCGTGAACGGATGGTCGACACTCCGCACGATATGACCGGCGCGCAACTGCTCGCAGACGTTGAGGAGACTGTCTACGGCTATAGCGAGGTAGCAGCCGTTGAGCGCGAAATTGAGTCCTTGCGCCGGTGGGATTCTAGTGATGTCGACATTGTTCGGAAAGTGAGTGAGACCGCCGCACGCATGGGACTACGTGAAGATTCCATACGGGAAGCGATTCCGGTGCCCGATGCAAACGCCCAACAAGTGTGGGTGAACACACCTTCCGGGCGGGTGCAGATGACGCGCCACGATTATGAACGTGCAGCGGTGGCCGGCGAGAATGTGACCATCCTGGCGCCGGTAGAGTAGGGCAACATTATGCAACATTATTGGACGGCCAACCAGAGAAAATTTATCGAATGGTTAGCCCAGCCAAAATACACCCGCACCCCACCCACCCAAGAATTGCTAGCCAAGGACATTGGCGTGCATAGGGTCACCCTGTCGAAGTGGGCAAAAAAGGACGGTCTGCAAGATGCTGTAACAGAACGTGCCCGCGCGCTGCTGGAAAGCAACTTGCCGGATGTTTACGGCGCGCTGACGGTCAAGGCGATAAGTGGTGACGTGCCTGCGATCAAGTTGATTCTGGAATTGTGCGGGCGGTATGTGCCCGGCCAAAAGGTTGAGTTAGCGTCTGAAAAGCCATTCACTATTAGCTGGGACGTTGCGGAAGCTGACTGACCCGCAAGCGGTTGCGGGCAAAAAAGAAAAAAGGTATCACTCGGCAGTTAGCCATACCCCATAGGCGCCGGCGCACCCTGACCGCCGGCGTCAACTCATGCCCACGGAGGTTGTCTTGAAATACATCAACGTCGACGGGCACCGGGCAATAGTTGAACTCCTCCATGCCATCCACAAACAGGCGGAACGGGACGCTACCGGCGCCTCAAGCTATCCGTACCCTACGCCACACGACCAGAGTTGTGCAGCCGCCTACCTTGAGTGGGAGCGGCGCGAACTGGCGGAAGTTCTGCGGGTGGGTTGGCGCCCATGAGGCTGACAACAGCGCGGGACAATTCCCCCTGATTATGCTATACTTTGGCTGGGACAATAGCCTTGCCCGGTGAAAATTCCCACACCCTAGCCCGTCTGTAGCCTACAGGCGGGCTATTGCATTGGTGCAGCCGTCGGAACTTCGACGCGAAAAAAAAAGGGTGCGGCCACACCTACCATCGCCGCCGCCTTGTCGCGCGGCCGTGGTGCGCGTTCCTTGTCAGAAACCCCTTGGGGCAAATTTACCCCAAGGGGTTTCTTGTTGCCCCTACCGCCAAGGTGTCCAAACTCCGCCCCATGCTTGCCCGCTTCGCGCTGGCGCTGCAACACGTTTGGCGCGTCTCTGGCCATGCGGCGCTGTAGGTAGGTGGTGCCAGAACTACTGTACATCCCATCAAAGATATTCTGTTGTGCAACAGGATTAATGGGTGGCCGCCCAGGTCCGTTAAGGTCCGGTTTCGCCTGCTCAATGGTGGCGTTGTAGGTAGGTGGTGTTGGTGCTGCTGCGCGTACCCAAGGTGCTGTGCAGCACCTTGCTATTGTCGCCCCCATGCGGGTTGGCCGGATCGCTTTCCTCTTGCTCTGCCGGCGCTGCATCCTCCGGTTCATCGGCGGCCGGTGGGGCTTGTATCATTTTTCCGGTAGTGGAATTTTGATACGCTGCTATCACCCGGTTAACAGTCATCTTGTCAACCCCAACCACTTCGGCAATCTGGCGCTGCAACACGTCCGGCGCGTCTCTGGCCATGCGGCGTTGTAGGTACTCCGCCGAATTGCCACCATCATAATCACGCTTTCCCAGTTGACGTGCGTCAACTGAATTGTGAGCATGGAACGGTTTCGACTGGGCAATGGTGGAGTTGTGGGATTGAACTTCTTGCGTTTCAAGCTTGCGCCCCAAAGCGATGGCGCTGCATCCTCCGGCTGGGCGTCTTGGGTAATTTCGGAAGTGCTTCCGTTTTTACCCAGCACGTTTTGCACCGTCCCCTTGTCAACCCCAACCACTTCGGCAATCTGGCCGGATAATCACACTCGCTTGTGTAGCCCAGACACTAAGTATATACATCCACTCTCTCTTGTGGTACAATTTATAAAACGAAGGAACGTTTTATAAAACACACCACGAAGGGTAGGGCAATCATGGCAAGGGCAATCCCCAAACGACAGACTAAAGAGCAGATGAGACTGGCGGCGCAAGTGGACTGTACTGCCACGTATGCTCGAGTATCGCTTGACCGTCAGGTGGAAGGTTACAGTCTGGATGCGCAGCGAGAAAAGATGGCAGCGCGCTGCAAATACGAAGGATGGACAATCTGTGCAGAGTACGTGGATGCTGGTGCTTCCGGCAAGACGGTAGACGG